GAAAGATATGCCGACTTCGGACCGGGGGCCGCAACAGGGGCAGAAGACTGCTCATTCCTGACGAAAGTTGGGGATAGTTGTTTGTACGCTCCAAACTCGCTGGTAATAGGTCTTTTTGACCAGTGGGTAAGGGCTTCCGAACTCAGGCTCGATTGCGAAATCGCGCGAACTCTGAAATACGGGAGTCCCTGCATATCCGGACCTGAAAAAATCTCAGCCGTCCCTAAAACCGTGAAGATCTCACGGCTTGTAAAGAAGGAACCTTCTCTGGGTATGTTTTTCCAGAAAGGAATCCAGCGGATATTAGAGGAACGGATTAAGAGCTACTTTCATATCGACATCAGCACACAGCCTCTGCTAAATGCAGGGCTTGCGCGCCTTGGTTCGATAGACGGGAGCTACTGTACCATTGACCTCGAATCTGCTTCTGACTGCATCTCCATGGAAATGCTGGGGAGGTTTATCCCCAATTCAGCAATGAATTGGATTCGACTTCTTCGTAGTCCTCAGGCTGATGTGGAAGGTGAAATCACGACGTTGCCAATGATGGCGACGATGGGAAATGCATTTACATTCCCAATGCAAATCGTGATCTTTGCAAGTGTCGTTATAGCGTGCTACAAAGCACTCGGTATTCCTGTTTTCTTTAACCGCCGTGAGAAATTCATAGGCGGAGACAGGATATCGATGCAAGGCACGTCGAAAGCGACAGTGGCACAACAACTCAGGGAATTGGGGTTGCAAAACGAAACCCCTATCCTGAATGACCCTGTTACTGGCGAACCATTGATGGTGCGTCAGTGCGAAGGCGCTCCGGGTAACTTCGGAGTATTCGGGGATGATATCGTCATCGAAAGGGACGCATGGGGCGTAGTAATACGCCTCTTAACGTACCTTGGGTTCCGAGTGAATCTTGAGAAGTCATTCGGGCCTGATGACGGGCCATTTAGGGAGTCCTGCGGTGCCGATTATTATTGCGGCATAAACGTAAGAGGCGTCTATTGTAAGAGCGCCAAAACGTTGCAGGATAAGTATATCCTAATCAACAACCTCGTCGAATGGTCGGCCCGGCATGGGATCTATTTACATGAAACCATTGCCTGGCTACTGTCCGAAGTGAAGCGGGTCGAAGTGCCTGTTTGGGAGAACCCCGACGCAGGTATCAGAGTCCCACTTAACTGTGTGAAGACCTCCTTTGTTTACAGAGCTATCCGTCCGTCAAAAGATGGAAAGCACTATCAAGGGTCGTACCTATACAAACGGTACGTACCTAAGATTGTAGACCGTCCGATCGGAACTTCTCGATTGGACGAGGATCATATTGAGGTGCCGACTTCGTCTGCTAGTCAAAATTCGACAGCAGTGCTAATCTCGGCCGTTAGAGGTATGCTTCGGTCTAACCGCCATACTCTCCGTAAAGAGGGTAGTACTTCTGGTGGTTATAAGTTGGTCGCTAGTGTAGCTCCGTGTTGGGATTACATTAGTAGGACAAACTCGAAGTTCGAGTTTTCGCTACGATGGTTTGTCGTGGCAGAGGCCTATTTTAGGGAGCAAATAGCTAACCTCGAATAGAA